CCAAATTCTCTGTTTGAGATTTACCTAGCCCGTTTTTTAACTGTTTAATGATTAATTTTAATTTATTTATTGTATTATTATGTAGATAATAACTAATTTAGGAATATTTAAAGATGATATTTTCTTATGAAGAATTAAAAAAGCAAAAGGAAGCGGGCATAAATCTATCTTGGAAAGATATTACAAAAGAACAATTACGTAAACTGTATGTAGAAGAAAGAATTTCTCCTTTTTCTATTTCTCTTTTATATGGAATTAAACAATCTCAAGTAGATTATAAACGTGATAAATTTGGTATAAAATTTAAAGAAATTGTTGCGGATTCTTTTCTTAAAAATGTTCCTGAATCTACAAATCAATCAATGAAAGAAGTTTTTATATCCGCTTTTGATATTGATACGTTTTCTAAAATAATTACCCATTATGCCTTCAGAAATGGTCCCGTTGAAGATATGCATGCAGATGGAAAATTATTTGAAGAAGATATGATGATATTAAATAAATTTATGGTAAATAGAATTGCAGGTGTTTTACAACTAATAAAAGATGAAGAATGGCTTAAACTTGTTGGGTTAATGGAATTATACAAATGCTATGGAACTGGTTGGGATAAAGCTGAGCCAGATACAGTTGAGTTAGATAATGCCTTAAAATACATAATTAGTAAATAATCTCTGTATACTCAAATCTTTAGGCTCTGTCCCGTTTAAAATTTGCTCAGTTAATATAGGTGATAAAAATTTCAAATTCAAAATATCCCTTACATAAGTCGGATCTTTTAATTCTTCACGTTCTTGGATTTCCTTTATGCTTTTGACTTTACCTTCAATAAGTAATCTGTTCCAGCAATGACTTTTTACAATCGCGTGTATTAAATAAGGGTTCGGAATATGTGCCGGGTTATTGCTGGAACTTATTATTAAAACATTTCCCGATTGCGAGGTTCTTGTAATTTTAACATCTTGTAAAATTACGATTGGCATCGAAGTTTCGGATTTCGACTCCTCGGGAGGTTCAGCACCCACAGTTAAGTTTTCTAGTGTTTTTATCAATGTTTTTTCACAAAGTGTGATTTCTACTGAGTTTTTAGAAATGACAACTCTGTCTAAAATAGCTCTTATTAATCTTGGGTTTGAAAAATCTTGAATGCCGTTTAGTGTTTTAAAAAATGATTTCTGTTTAATAACATTAAAGTTTTCAATGTATTTCTGTAATTTTGTTGAATCAAGTAGAAATTCTTTTATCGATTCAACTACAAATTTTTCGACTTCGCCTGCCGGAATTTTAGTAACACTTCCAGCTTCACTTTTTTGAGCTTTTATCAAAGCTTGGCTAACATAATAACGGTATCTTTTATTCTTTGTATTGCTATGGCTTGGTGACATCCTATTGTTCTTATCATCGTAAATTTTACCGGCTAAAAGAGAATTTGATGCAGATTTTGTATTACATGAGTTTCCTATTCGATTTTCCTGCAATTGCTTTTGTACTTTTTCAAATGTCTCAAAATCTATTATTGGCTTGTGTTCTCCGCTATAGGTATTATTTTTGTGTGTAATTAAAGCAATATAAATTTTGTTAGACAATATTTTATAAAGATTGCCTTTAGCAAATGGCAATCCGGATGCAGATTTAATATTCGTATCTTGGAGATATTGCTTTAATTTAGTTACACTTTGTATTTCGAGGTATTTTTCAAAAATTGTTTTAACAGTAGCTGAGTGAATAGAGTCAATTTCTAATTTTTTATCAATTCTTAAATATCCGATTGGAACTCTGCCGCCCATCCACATCCCCTTTTTCTTGGATGCGGCGACTTTGTCTCTGATTCTCTCTCCCGTGACTTCTCTTTCAAATTGAGCGAAGGACAAAAGAATGTTCAAGGTTAATCGTCCCATAGAAGTTGTTGTATTAAAGTGCTGAGTTATAGAAACAAAACTCGCATTCTGCTTATCAAAAAGTTCAACGATTTTTGAAAAATCCATCAGGGATCGGGTCAACCTATCGACTTTATAAACTACGACAATATCAACTTCGCCGGCTTCAATATCTTTGAATAAGTCTTTGACCGCTGGCCTTTCCAAAGTTCCGCCAGAAAATCCTCCGTCATTGTAATGTTTTTTAACCAAGACCCAACCTTCATGCATTTGGGATTTAATGTAAGCCTCGCAAGCCTCTCTTTGAGCATCAAGTGAATTAAAATCTTGCTCTAAGCCTTCTTCCGTTGATTTTCTTGTATAAATTGCACATCTGATTAACTTTTTTGTTTCTCTCATGCTGCTACTCCAAAAAACTTTTTCCCGTTCCAACGAGTGCCGGTTATTTCATTTGCTATCGCTGAAAGACTTTTGTATTTTTTCTTGTTATAACTAAAACCTTTATCAAGAGCTGTTACTTCGTGTTTTTTACCTTTAAATTCCCTGATAAATCTTGTTCCTGCTGTAACTTCAAATTTCTGAAGCTTTTTAATATCTTTTGTACTGACAGATTTTGTTTTGGCATATTTTTCAACAAGACTATCAATCTGCCTTTGTACATGAACCGGTAATCCGCCACATTCCAGTTGCCAAGCAATATTTTTTATCAGATAGGGTTTGCTTAAATGTTCGGGAGCCGGCATATTATAAATGTCGAACCATTTTATTAAAAGTTCTTCTTTAGATAATAATTTTAATTTTTCTGTACCCTTAAGCATCCTGTAACCCTTTCTAGGCTTGTAGTCACAATACATTAATCCCTCTCTTATGGAATAAAGTCAAGCTAATTCCCAACTAAAAAGCCCCTAACGGAGCTTTTTTAGTGGTTTTATTTACCCCACTTTTTTATTATTCTGTCAATCATTTTTTATGGGTTTAAAGAAATTTTTCTCCAATAACCGCTTTACTGCCCTTGAACTTTGCTGAAAAGTTTCAGGTTTAAATCTAGTAGGGTTAAATTCCTGAACATTTTCCAAAAGTTGAATCAAAGCATCTACTTGGTCGTCATGAGCTCCTTTGGGGAAAGCTAATACTTCAGATTTAAAAGCCTCTAACCAAGGAGCATCTTTTGGTAGAATTACCTCCCCACCTTTTATTTTATAAGTTTGGTTGTTAGCTCTAACCTCCTTTGAGAATTCGGGTTTGTGAGTGATAACTGAAAAATATTGTTGTTTAAGATGTTGAATTAATCCTTTAGAAATTGGGGAATCTTCGATTATAACATGGTCTGCATTAAAATTATTTCTCATTTGCACAATTTTTTCTGTTAAATCGGGTAATTCCCATTTTCCTCTTGTAATATCTAAGATATAAACCCAGCCTCTTTCGCAATGCAATCCTGCAGTTACACATGCTGAATAGTCATTGTTTTCTCCTGTAGAAAGTGCTATATCCCAACTTTGAATAATATGAGAAAATGGTGGATGGTTCTTATAAGTGTAGTAAAGAAAATAATCAAAGTTAATAATATTACCTTTTTCTGGAATCGGATCTTGTTGATATTGAGCGGAAAAGTTATAATCAGACATACCTGCTTTTATTTGCAATAATATATCTAAAGGTTCAATTTCCGGATTAATTACAGAATCTTTAACTCTTGTAATTGTTTCTCCCGACAGGAGCTCAAATTTTTCATCTACTTCTGCAATTGCAGTAATAACAAGTTCATGCCAACTGCTGAATTTTTTAACATGTGAGTAGAAATCATCAACATGAAGTCTTTGTCCCACAACAATTATTTTATCTTTAACCTTATTATTAAGACGGGATATTATCGTATTGTCAAATATTTTATTTGTCCTTGATCTTATAGTCTCTGATAGTACATCATCAGGCTTTTGAGGATCATCTATTATTATCCATTCACCGCCACGACCTGTGATTCCACCTTTAAGTGATATAGCAGTCCTACTGCCATATTTTGTCGTTTCAAATTTTGTTTCCGTATTTTTTATTTGACTTATTTTTGTTTTAGGAAATGCGGATTGATACCAATCACTTTCCAAGATTTTCCTAGTGGCATTAGAAAAATCTTTTGCAAGTTCATCGCTATAGCTGATACAAACAACTTGAGCTGTAGGGTCTTTGCCAAAGATCCACGCCGTAAACGCAATCGATACTATTGTTGATTTAAGCGTTCTTGGTGGAATATTTATCAATAAATTATTATATTCATTATGCTCCATTCTTAACAAAGAATCTATAATCAGTTTTGTGGCTATTGTTTCTATATAAGTTTTTCCTGATCGGAGAGTTTGGAAAACTTGTTCTGCAAACATATTAAAATTATGTGAAATTGCATAGTTAAATTGTTTTTTCTTGTTTATCATTGATTAATCCTCCATAATGTTTTTCTAGTAACTTTGTTTCTTCTTCGGTTAATTCCTCTATGACTTCTTCTTTTTGAGGAATTACTGCGCTGATAAGCATTAATAATGTTTTTAAAGCTTGCATGTTGCCATTTAGTGCACTTGCCATAAGCCTTTTTAATAAGGCTCGTTGCTTAGTTATCGATTTAGGCTTCCCACTATCGCTAATTGCAATAGTTTCTTCTAATTCTTCCTGTAAGTCCGTTTTAAGTGCTTTGGCAAGCTTTGGGCGACCTTTTGCATTACCTGATTGCCCTTTTTTAAATTGCGTGGCTTTGGGTGGACGCCCAAAACCCACCACAAAGTCTTTTTTAGTATCTTTATCCATGATTTACCTCCTTATAGTTTTTGATAAGTTTAGCTTTTTTACCAGTTAATTGTTCCCATCTATAAATGGCTGTATCACAGTAGAGTTCGTCTATTTCGATTGTATAACCCTTCCGATGTGTTTTTTCGCAGGCTAAAATTAGGCTGCCACTCCCTGAAAAATTATCCAAAATAATATCATTTGGATTGCTACTGTCTAGAATAGCAGAACAGAGCATTTTTACAGGTTTACATGTCGGGTGAAAGCGTAAATCATCCTTATTTTCTGGATTTGAAACATGTACACCCTTGAAATCCCAAACATTCGTGCGGTAGTTACCGAATTTACCTAATTGAATGTTATTAATGTGCTTATTTTTGCCATTTTTGTACAAAAATATCATCTCATATTGGCTCCTATAGCCGGACCCTTGTCCCCCGACTAATTTATTCCATATGCAGATGTTTTTGAATTCGGTATACAACTTGCCAGCTGTTGCAAATTCTAATACGTGTCGCCAATCAGCAAAAATATAATGCAAGGAGTTGTCTGTTGAGTATTTTATTAAATTACTCATAGCCATCTTAAGAAATTCTATAAATTCTTCAGATGACATTTCACCTGAAGCCATTTTAAACTCGCGGTGTTTTATCTTGCCGTTGCCGCAGACGTGACCTGATATAGGAACGTTGAATGGGAAATCTGCTAGAATCATTTGTGCACGATGTTCTCCAAGTAGAATTTCATAGCTTTCTTGTTTTCGTGCATCTCCACAAAGTAATCTATGATTTCCTAATGCAAACAAATCACCCACATTGACTCTCCTAGGAATTTCATTTTCGTCAGGTAATCCATCTGTTGGATCAGATTCACTTTCTTCATCGGTTACTTGATCCAAAATGAGAAATTCAAGTTCTCCAACTTCAAAACCAGTTTTTCTGATATCAAAATTTTCTTTAACTAAAAAATCATACGACTCTTTTAAAAACTCCACATTCCATGTACTTTTTTCACTCATTTTATTCAGCGCAATGGTTAAAGCACATTTTTGAGCTTTATTTAAATATTCTACGCTCATAATTGGAACTTCCGTAAAACCTAGTTCCTGTGCAGCTGTAAAAATCGCATGACCTGAGATAATTTGTTTATTCTCATCTATCAAGATAGGTAAAACAATACCATATTCCAAAATACTTATCTTAAGGTCATTTATCTGAGCTCTTGGATGTACTTTAGGGCATTTTGGATTTGGCTTCAATTTCTCTACTTTTTCATAGATTAAATTAAGTTTGTTAAATTTTTTATTAGTCATTTTTGACTCCTTTCTATATTGTTGTACTCAGAGAACTTTTGAGTTCAATAAAGCTCTCTATATAAATATATAAATTGTAAAAGTTAGGTAGTTAGGTGGAATAAAAACTAAGCAGGAGATAAATAGTGAACTGTAAGCACTTAAAAAATGGAAAGTAAAATCAACCAAAATATTGAAAATAGTTGATTTTTTCCCTGTAAAATGTTATTTTAGGGAAAAAGAGGGAAATTAAATTAAAAAATCAACATTAAAAAAGAACAATATGGAATGTCCTGAATGCCATGAAAAACAAACTGTAAAATATGGCAAATATAAAAATACGCAAAAATACAGATGTAAAATATGTAAAAAAATATTTAGAGAAAAAAATTATGTTATAAAAGGAAAAAAAGAAAAAGAACTGGCGTCTGTCTTGCTAAATCTTTTAAAAATAAATCTTGAAGATATAAAAAATTGTGAAGTTAAAAGATTTAAGTTATCAAGTTTATTACCAAAGGAAAAAATTGATGAAAAAGCATTTAAAAATGTAACTGTTAGAATTAAAAAAGCCCCAAATAATCATTCAAGAATCGAATGCAGAAATCCCAAAATAGTTATATGTTTAACAGGAAATTGTATTGAAATTATTCGTTTACCTGATTATGAATCTAAGTCTGCTCGCCTAGCTAATAGAGGTATAACAACATTAATAAATAATGATGCTTACAGTAAAAAAGATAAAACTATTGATTTAATTGATAGACCCGAATGATTAAGTTAGAAGATAATTTAATCAGATCCTCGAGTCATAATTAAATTATTGTTGGCATCATAACATTTAGTACCGATCCAATGTCCTAGCAATTCTCCAGATGGTTTAAAGACATAAGATTCACCTTCTTTAACTATCAAAGAAATACTTGCTATTTTTCCGCTAGGATAGATATGTTTGTAACATTTTGCAGGATATAATGATTCTTTTGGATATTTTTTTAGATCGTCTCTAGTATAAATATTTTTGGCAGGAATAGAAAAATCTACAGCTAAAAGCTTTCCTTCTGCATTATAATGATATTCTTCTGTAACCATATCATCATAAACAATCCCATACCAATCATTCGAATATATAGTTATTTTTCTTCCTTTACTATTAAGCTGATTTTTATTAATCAACTCTTTATTTTCATTAAAATTTGGGTCTATTGCAGGATAATTACTTAAAGCCACATAAGATTTTGCATCCTTAAAAACCTCTTCTTTAGCGGATTCAACCGTCCAAACCTTTTCCACACCGCCTTTAAGCGTGGTCGCAAAAGATAAACAAGGTATAAATACACAAATTACTAAAATAATACCTATAAATAATTTTTTCAAAATGACTCCTTTTTACGAGATTAATAGTTTATTAAACCAGATGCATAATCCATAAATTTGTTAATAGCACCAGGCACAACAACCTTTTTAATAGTATCTGAAGTCGGAGAATAATAACCATTTCCATTATAAAATCGCATAATATCAGCTCTATCAGGAGCATCATTTATCTGATTTGTAGTTGTTGGTTGAGTTTGATAAGTATCAGAAGCCTTGTTTTGTGTATTGTTGTATGATTGCGTATACAGATATTTAGCTATTATTCTTTGTTGTATGCCAACATCGCTTAATGCATCTATTCCATATTCATTTACAATCCTGTTTAACTCAGTAATTTGAGATTGATTGAGAGTTCCATATTGCATACTATTAATATCAACTCCAAAATTACTATGCAAAGTAAGATTTATACTTTTTAATATATTTTGATCTCTTGCAACATCCCCTAAATCTTTTTGTATGACAGGTCTGCCTTGCATTCTTGCTTCTTTTACTTTTTGTTGAACAAATTTAGCATGGTTATATTTATATTCATTTTCACTTAATATTTTATAGGATGCTTTTTGTTCAGCAGTTAATTTATTTGTATTCATGCCTTGTGGAAACCAATATTTAGATGTTCCCGACTGTGCTTTCTTTAAACTTTTATCGAAACTATTTATTGTCTCTTGTGAAAAATATTTCTTTAAAATTAATTCATCTTGGTTGCCTTGATAAAAGTTTTGGATTGTTGTATATCCTAATATTTCAGGTGCAGTATAATCATAAATCGGCGGCATTGCAAGTGCATTTGGATTAACATTCATATCATGAACATATTTATCCATTGATTTTCTAAAATCATACCCTGCCATTCCCCATATTTTAATGTAATAGTTTATATACGTTTCTAACATATCACTAGAAGTGATTTTTTGCTTAACAGGAGCAGGAGGTAATCCTTGTTCATTAAGAAGGTCGGTTAAGTTTTCTGCAGCCTGTTTTGTATAAGGAGCAGCAGGTTTTGAAGTTTGTGTGCTTGATGCATTAACCGGATTAAAGTTATTTGTTACAGCAATCATTATCAGTATACAAATCGTTTTTACTATCTTTTTCATAAATTTCACCTCAATAAATTTTTATAATTAAATATATTCTTTAATTTTGAATTCTTTAAATTCTGTTTCAATAGGTATATACAAAGGGTGCCGAGGATGACCTTTTTTTGTTAAATTTTCTGTTCGTAACCAATTTACTTTTTTATTTTCATTTTTAAACGAATCCAAGATGCCTGTTAAACAATCTTTTAAATACTTCCTTTTTTCTATAGGCGTCCCCCATGCACACCAAACATTTAGTTCTGTCATATTTCCAAGTACATTTTTGATAACTTCTAAATTCTTTTTATGCCAAGCATCATTAACCATTTCTGGTAAATCTTGTGGATTTGTATTTCTTTTAGGGTAAACATTGAACATAATCCATCCTGAATAACCATTATATTTAGCTACCTTTTTAACCCTTTTGAGTGTTTTATCCGGTTCGTTCGGCTTTGCGGTGCTTGGATTTATTCCAATACAAATAAGTATTTTATCACCTGTTTCACCAAGAACGTATCTTATATCACTACCGTCCTCTTCATAAATCCAATTTTCATCTTTTTCATAGGTATAAGGTAAACTCATAATTTGCCTCCTTTTCTTTTTTTAAGGTGAAAATCCATCAAAAATATCCTCATTATATTTTTTAACTTCATAAGGACTTTTGTAGCTGAATTTTTCTAATTTACTGCTGTACTTATAATTATTTGCCTTTAATAAATCGTTCCATTTTTTTACTGTCGGGTAAAATTTTGAATTTTGATTTTGTGCCAAAAAATTATTAAAACTCTTAATCCCTTCGGCAGAGAATTTATCATCGTCTGCTGAAAAATCATATTGTGAACGTAAATAAGCAGAAATGTAACAATTAAGTTTAGCCTTTATTTCACTATTTTCAGGAAAATCGGGGTAGTTATTTAAAAATTCTTCCCAAAC